TTTAGAGAAGATATGTAATTCATCTCATATACTTGTGCTGGTGTCATATTTAACTCTTTGCACAACTTATCTACCATAGCTAACCACATAAATTTAGGTGGCATAGTGCCTGAATCAAAGCTCTTACTCTCTGCATCTGTTTCATTTTGCGACTTCCTTTTACCGAAAAAGTTTTCATAGTTATAAAAAATACTTTCTCGGTATCTCAAAAAAAATTCATAACAAACATAGCATTAGTTATACTAACATTATCCAATAATAAATCTCTATTTGATGTATAACTATCACTCATAAAATCTTCAGGTTTCAGACCTCCATTATCCATATCTAAAACACTCTTTCTTATAAGTATAGGTAAGATGTTACCTAATAGCTCAATATCTGTACTATCTCTAATTATATTTTCTAGGTCAATTGTGTTCCCCATAGTTAATTTATTTAGGCTTTTTACAACACTAAAATTAACACCTGCAACATCAATAATAAAAGCATCACCAACTACCATATTTACATCAGAAAATGAAATAACTTCTTTAATCTCTAAAAAAACCTCTTTACTAATATTCATAATATCCTCTATAGGACAGCCTGTAAAAGCTGCTATAACTAGCAATTCAACCTGTGTTAATAACAAGTTTTTATCCATAGTTGATATCCTCTGTAACTCTTGAAAACTTCTCACATTAACATCTTCCCAACATTCAGGAAGATTGTATGTTACTCCTGCTATATCTACTTTAACCATTATTTTGTGTATTTAGTCTTTTTATTTGAATCATTAGGACTCTCACTGAAGAGCCACAAGTTAGACAGAAATTAGCATAGACAGATATATACCTTTTATACAAAGCTAAAGCACTCTTCTTATCTTCCATACCAACTACAGACAACTTTGATAATCTACTTATCTCTTTTTTATCTTCAATAGTCATTTTCTAATATATTTTTAATTTCAGGGTAACTCTTCATATAATTGAAGAAATAACCAAGGCATACAATACCTAATGAAACAGATGCACTAATAAAAAGGTCATTTGTATATAGCAACATAAACCAGAAACTGAAACACTTACTACAAGACAGTATATATGTCAATAAAAGTACTAAGATTCTAACAAGTTTATTATCACTCTTAATCTGCACAACAAAATCAGCCAAGAACTCTGCTAAAGGAGCTAAAGCAAGGCATATAATAATCAATTGAAAGTATATATTAAAGTTCATCATTATCAAAATGTTTTTTAATTTTATCTAAAGTTTTATTTACTGACCTATTAGAATATTTTGGTGTAATAGTGACAGGATTTCCGTGCTTATTTACTCCAATACTTAGCTTAGCTGCTATCTTTCTATAAGATGATGTAGGTTTACTACATTCTCTATCTCTTAGACTTCCAGTATGAATATCATATTTACCCATCTTAAAATATAACTGAAAAATCTCTCTATCTAGGAACTCTATATCTTCCAACAGGGTATCTACTTTACTAAGTATATATTCTACCTTTTCGTGTTCCTCACTTTCATCTGAGTATTTAAAGATACTATCTGAATTATCAATTATAAAATCAATAGCAACCTCTGAATCTTTGTTATTATAAATATCTTCTCTTAGCTCAAAGGTTTGATTAGCTCTAAACTTGTTGAAAAAAGGTGAAGTACTGCTAAGAAATTGTTTTCTTAGTATATTTACAACTAGATAGTTTAAATACTTACCTTCAAAAGCTTTTACTATTTTATCTTCAGACATCTCACATAAGATAAGATATAATTCTGATTTTAACTCATCGGTTAATCTATGACCTTTAGCTACACAATCAATAATCTTATTAGTATTTGGAGCTAAATATAAGTCTGTTAATATTTGTTCTTTAGTATTCATTTTTTATTATTTTTAGAATCTGAATGTTATATTACTTGTATAAGGTCTCACACTATAGTACATTCTCATCATTAAAGCATCACTATAGTCAGGTGAGCGACCTATTAGGGTTTTTATTTCGGGTTTACCTAGGATTTGTAGCTTACCATCTGCATCTCCATTCTTTCTTTTTACTATAGATAATTCTTGCACTATAAATTGTTTCTGTTCCACTGTAGGATTAAAAATCTCAATATGATTGTTATTAATCATTTCAGCAAGTTTATAATAGCACTGTGTTTTAAGGTTCTGGTAGTTTTCTTTCCCAAGTGCTTTACTATTGTTTACGAAGTCCACACATCCTGGCAAATAATCAACAACACCTCCTCCTACTCCATCTCCATCAATAACTATATTACTATTATTGATTTTATACTCATCTTTTAAAGCCTTAATGCAATCCACTATCTCATTTATTAAAGATATAGGCTTTTCCTGTATCTTAATCACTCTATAATTATCCCAAACTAGTATAACTGCTTTGTCCTTACCTTTACGGGCTACATCACAAGTTATAAAGCACTTTGAGTTATTGTTTGCAAGATAACTATAATCCTTGAATAAACCTAATATATTATCATATTTTATTAAAGCAGTTGAATCCATATATTCCCACTCACCATAAAGCAATCTTTTTCTTGAAACTTCATCAAGTTTTTTGAGCTGAACTATATAGTGTTTTGATATATGTGGATTATCTGTAACTAAAGCTGTAATAAACTTCTTATAACTTTCAAGAGTACCATCTTTTTGTTTCTTATAAAACTCATCATATACCCAATTCTTAGCTGGATTACAACTCATCAAAAGTTTAGGTATCAATCCATACTCTTCTAACTTATATCTAATCCTTGAAGATACAATATTTTTAGCCTTCTCACTTACTTGATTAACTTCATCAATAAATGCACCTGTTATTTCAAGTGAACCTAAACTATCAAAGTTTGGGTCTGAAGGGTAGGTAAATAAATCCTTTAAAATAATTATACTGCCATTATAGAATTGAATCTCTCCAGACTGCTGATTATAATTGAAATGGTCTGATGTTAAATTCCATTCACTACATACATCAAAGAAAGTGTTTAAAGTTGTCTGTTTTAAGGCTTTTAATTTACTTCTACCCATCAACCATCTAGTCCTAGGATATGTAATACAATTTATAAGCAACCAAACACAACCAAAATAAGACTTTCCTCCTCCTGCACTTCCTCCAAATAACACTTCAGTTGTCACATCATCTACTAAGTAGTTTTGTGCCATAGTTTGTTTAGGAGTTAGTTTTACATCTACCATCATAGTTTAACTATTTGAAATTAATGATTATAGGCTCTCCTTTAGCTTCTAATTCAATCTTCTGAACATATAATTGATTACATTTGTTCAACTCTTTTAATATACTTAAAGCTAGAAATCCATTATCTTCTGCAATTGCTCTCTCTAATAAACCCTCCATCAACATCACTGAATCCCTAAATGCATTATTATTCATATTGTTAAAGGTCTCAGATATTTGCTCACTAGCTAAGTTATATAACTTGTAGGCGTATGTATTACCATAACCATATTTAGCTCTAATAAACTTCACAATTGAAGCAGTAGAAAAACCACTTTCTATACGTAATCTAATCACCTCATTTATAATGATATTTTTATCTACTTTCATCTCCACCTTTTCAACCTCTTTAATTACAGGTGTTGTATTTTTAACTATTGCCATTTTAGTATGATTTTTATTTTTTAAAAGGGTACACATATAATGCATACCCTTTTTCTGTTTATTATAAAACTTTTTTAGAAATACCTTCAATATCTATAACATAATCAAAAGATTTTGCTGAAGCTACTGGAAGGTAGTACACCTTCTTTGTTATTTTACCATTAGATGTATCAGATGTTGTCCAATTGGTATATAAATTCTTTGGTTTTATTGTTCTATTCACGTTTTTTAAGTTCCAAATATGTGTTCCACTAGGGCAAAAATTAACATAGAACAAAGATGTGTTCTCACAACTGATATTACCTGTACCACACATACTATTCATACAATCTAACTTCTTCTCCTCTAATATATAATCTGGGTAGTCAGCGTTTCTAATCTTAATTTCAGCTATAGATACCTTTCTTACACCATCTACTTCTGTTATCCAATATGCATCATAACAAGCATACTGATTTTCACTAAATTTTATTTCTGCTTTTAAATTAGGAGCTGCGATTTTCATAAATTCTAAAAATGCTTCTCTACCAATTAACTCATTTCTTTGGAATCCTGTTAAATTTGTCATCTTTAATCTCTTTTTGTTTTTTATCTTAGTTTTTGTAAAGGAGTGAGTTAAGTAACTTTGCCAACCCTGCTTAATTGTCAGCTTTTATCTCACTCCTTTCTACATATAGTGTATTGCAAATCCTATGCCAGAAACTCTGTGGTCTCTTTTAAAGGGAAGTTACTTAATAATAATACATTACATTCTTCTCTTAGTGTTCTAGCTCTTCCAACTGCTTGAACTAGCTCACCATTTATCATTCCTAATTGTAAATCTCTTAATTCAAGGTGTGAGTATGTCATAAAAGGGAATGTATATCCATTATAAGTGACAGATTGTCTTGACATCTTAGTATCTACTGGAGCAAAATCA